GTAGTGCTACCAAGCGTTTTAATACTAGGTGTACGTCACACATATTTTGGCCACCCATTGCCCAACCATCGAAGTGTGTATCTGGGTACACAGTTGGGTCGCAGAACTCTTTCATTTCTTGATACCAAGCTTCTGCACTGCCGTGGTTGTCACCTTGCAGTACATTTAAGAACTTGGCTCCGCCATTGTTCTTGCCCTTGCGGTTGGCCATAAAGTAATTGTTATTAAACTTGGTAGCATCCACAGCTTCTTCTAGTGTGGTAATCTGGCAAGCCACACTGGCCTTTTTATCGTGGATAACCCAGGTTGGAATATCTAAAATCATTCCATAGTCGGCAATCCCATCTAACCATTTAAGCACAGCATCGCGCTTCTTCTGTGCTTTGGGACAACCTGAATTGGCCTTCCAGTCACCTTCCCATAGGCCCTTGGCAATCTGGAATCCGCCCGAGTCACCAAGTATAAAAGTTCCTGGCTCTCGATTGCGAACCATATCTTCACTCCAGTCTTGTTTATTAAGATCAAGATTGGCGTGTCCACCGGAGTACAAACTCCATTTGTATGGGAATAATCCTTTAGAACTATTAAGCCAATTAAGTTGTTCCATATCGGTGATACCCTGCGGTAACCTTGCCGGATCGACATAATTCTCGTTGCGTTGCTTGCCTATAAATGTAGCATAGAATCCGCTAATAGCAGGCAGGAACACAGCATAGTCTGATTGCTTGGCTGTAAGATGGTCTTGTTCAGTCATTTTTATTTAATAGCACCCAGGTTTTTAATTCAGGTGGCAGTTCGTTTTCGATTTCTTTACAGCGTTCTTTTAATTGAAGAATTGTGGTGTGTAAGTGCCCAGTGCTAGTTGGGCGCACACGTTCTCGAAGAATGGCTATCTCTTGTTGTAAAACTTGCCACCTAGTTAAAGAATCAATCAACATTGCTGGTTTCTTTAGTTAGTATATCCATAATTTGGAACTGCTCGTAGGCCTGTTTAAGGCCTGGGTGCTTTTCCATACGTGCCTTGAGTGACCGTTCTTCATTCATCTTATTCACTGCCCAATCAATTGCAGTTTGTGCCACGCCAGACAATCCTACACTTGGCGAGGCCATACTAAGTTGCATCCAACTGTTGCCGTCAAATACTTCCATTTTTTGCATAGTAGTATTGTAACGTAGATTACCTACTCCCTGGGCGCCCGGGTATCCATTGACATAGGTACTAGAACTACCCCCGCCTATGGTAATATACGGGGAAGATGAATGGATCGAGTCTATCATTTTGTCTGTGCAGGCAGTGTGTAGTTCCAAATAGCGATACCGCTGTTAACAGTAATCTGTGCGGCACCTTCGTCGCTGATACGCAACATCTTATCACCGGGCAAGTTTAAGATGCTGATAACAACACCAACTGGCCAGGCCCAAGCCTTGCTCAAACTGCCAGTAACGCCATTGGCAAACACAAAGTTACCTGCGTGGCTACTATGGTCGCCAAAGTAAAACTCTAGGTCGCCTTTATTGGTTTTAGCAATAAAAGTAGTCTCTTCGCTGTTGGCACTGGCTTGGAACTTCAAACGTTGAATGCCAAGGTTAGTTGGTTCAACTTCCACGCCCCACTTAACACCCTTGAACTTTACAGTTTTAAGTTTGTCATTGATAATTTCTGCAGTCATAAAACGATAGTCGTTTTTAAAGTCACCAGCTTTGTTTTCAAAGTGGATGCCAACTGGTACATCCTCGCCGTTACGATTCTGTTTAAGAATATCTGTCTTAGCGCCTTCTTTGTATTCGCTAATGTTAAGCACTGTATTGAGCTTGCCCAAGTTAGGCATACCAAAGGTGCCCATAAAGTCTGCTACGGGGCCTGCAAACTTAGCCTCAACCATAACGCTACGATCTTCTGCAATAGCATTTACAGTGGTTTCTTGTTCAGTGCCAACGACCTTAACTAGGTCAATGACGCCCAAACCGTGTGTGTGTTGTACAATATCTAAAAGTTGGTCTTTCATAGGTTCTCCTGTGTTTAATTATATAGAATGTATTTAGAAAATACAAGTCAAAAGGTAAAATTATTCAAAGCTGAATAAGCTATCGAATGTGGTTTTAATTTCTGTAAAGTCTGGAATGTTCCAGTTAAGTACACCTAAAAGGTTTTCTACCTTTTGGTCTACAATGCCCATTTCCATACTGTCTTGGTCGAATGGTAAGTCTTTGAACCATTGTGGAATGTGTGTTTCATCTGTTGGATAGCCAACTGACGTATAGCCCAGTGGGTTATCTTTTAGCTTACACACAATAGTTTTCATACCATCTGTGATAGCCAAACTGTAGTTGTCACCGTGCATACGGCGCAGGCTATTCCAGTTCATTGCGGCTCTAACGTGTCCGGGCATATTGGTCTTGCCCAGTCGTTCTTCTTCTTTGGTAAACTTGGTTAAGTTATTAACACGCTTAGGCGTGCCTTTTTCCCAGGCAGGTCTATCGGCAAACAATAATTTAAATGCACGTACACGATCGTAAATTGATTCCTTGGTAGCACCAGTTAGCACTTCAAGCAAGATCTCGCTTAAGAAGTCTTGTACAACTTTTGGAGTATCACTGCGCTTCAAGTCTAGACCCATTGCCTTGACCTTGCCAGGTTTGCCGTGCAGATCTAATCTATTATTTTCTAGGTCATAGATTAATACTGCATAACGTTTCTTCTTAATGAACAAACCCTTGGAAGCAACTAACTCTCGGCCACCTTTGATCAGTTCACCCATTTCTCGCGGACAGTGAAACGCACGTTCCATAAACCCAGGAAAGCTCTCGTTGACTTGGTCGCCAATCTGGTCATATAGTTGTACGCATATATCTTTGTTCCATTGCATACGCCCTGCTTCTACATCTTCCTTGATAGCAGGCCAGGCACTAAAGTACACAGAGTCTGTGTCACCATAGATAATGCTTTCGCCTACGTGGTCATATGAACCAAAGATGCATTCATTGACAAAACTATCCATATGTTTAGCAATAGCACGACCAGTTAAAGTAGTGCTCTGACCAATGCGCTTGTCAAAGAAACGACAACCGGGGTTAAGAATAGCACCGTACAACGAATTGAGGTTAATCTTCTTAACCAATTGCCTCTTGTCCCAAAAGGCTTTCTCCTCTGGGGTAGTTGCGTCTTTCTTTTTAGCCTGTAATTCTTTACGCTCTGCATACCAGCGTTCCAGGATTCCTGGAATAACTCCTTTGGCATCGTATTTAAAAATGGTCCCATTGGAACTTAAGATCCAGGGTTGCCTACTGTCAAAAATTAACTTCCAAATATCTGCCGCACTCATAATGTCACTGCCGCCACCTTCCCAGTCAATGGTAATTTCTGTTCCAGGTTCACAGTTCATTACAGCGGTGTATTCTAGGCTTCCGAATAATCCTTCCCAAGCTTCAGCAAAGCTGGACCCGGCTGCGATTTTATCTGCAACGTATTTGTCTGACATTGTTTGTCTGAGTTGTCCGACAATGGTTTCTGGGGCCATATTAAGGGCTCGAATAGCCGAGGGATAGAGCGAGTTGATGTCGATTGCTCCAATCCAGTCGTGCATACCTTTTTTGGGGTAAGCAACATAGGCACCTGCCGCTTGCGTGTCACCTTGATCATCTCTGTTTCTCCTATTTTGAACTACTAAACCTCGTTGATGTGCTTCATTAATAATGGCCTGTTCTGTAACAGCCACTGCACCCATTGTTGTTGCTAACAGCACGGTATTATCGTGCGCCAGTTCATTGGCCAAGTCTAAGAATCTTAACTTCTTATCTAACCTTGATAACAACATTGTATCTTGTCGATTGTACTCAATAAATTTAGGAAAGTCTTTATTGTAGAGTTGATCTAATGTGCCTTCGTATTGTGTTTTACGTTCACCGAGCTCGTATTCGGCAATAGCATCTAGACTATAACTGTGTCTTTCTTCGTATGTGTATTTGCGATACAGTTGCATATAGTCTAGGTGTACACGACCTATTAGGTCGAATGTTAGATTTTCTGCACCAAATCGCTCAAATGTTCTTTCCTTGGGAAACTGACTCCAAAGACAAAAACGGCGTGTATCATCTTTGGTAAGGATGCGTCTGGTACGCATAACCATATATGGAATATCGAAGCCTTCTGAGTTCCAGCCACTTAAGATGTCTGCATCATCGATTAAGTTAAGGAAAGTATCCAGTAGGTCTTCCTCACGTTCAAAAAGAAAACAGTTTTCATACTTGTCGGCAATTTCTTGTGCAGTTTCTTGGCTGTAACTCTTTGGGGGTATCACCAAGGTAACTAACTTATCCATCCAGTCCAGGTACACCGATACCGCAGTAATCTTGTTAAACGGATCTGCAGGTTTACTAAAACCACGCAATGGGTCAAAGTCTACCTCAATGTCAAAAAAAGCTGTTTGTAGCTTAGGCGACTCTATGCCAAGGTAGTGTTCTGCTAGACATCTAAAAATAGGATTGATGTCAGATTCCCACAGGCGCTTGCCGGAGTGTACTTTTAATTCTTTATGGAATTCTTTGTTGTTGCGAGTGCTGAATCTACTAACAGGTGTGCCATATACTGTGTTAAATTTGCCTCTAGGGTCGTCATAGTAGAATATGTAATTAGCAGGGTACTCATTATAAGCTCTCTTGCCATTTACACGTTCAACTACGTGAATTCGATCGTTGCTACGATCGTACAATGCGTCTACATAACTCAAATTTTTTCTCCTATGTCACTTTTAGCTGACAAATACTTTTCTTCTTGCCGTTTATAGTCCGGCGAGACTATGACGTGTTTATTTACTATTGTCGATAATGAAGTTGCCTGAAACACTAATTCTATAATCATCGCTGGTATAAAAAGCAAATGCTTCGTGTATAAACTTTGAAGGAAACACTATTATACTACCTTCTGCAGATTTATCAACCTCAATTATCTCGTTTGCAATTTCTCCAATGGAGTTACTGTAGCAAAAAGAAAATGCTCCCGGAACAGGGTTGTTAGAGTTTTTGCCAGGGCATAGACGTTTTTCTTCTTCAAGGTCGTAAGGTACCTTGATCCAGATAACAAAACTTAAAACTCCCGAGTGTCTATGTGGAGGATTGAACTCGTGTTTCTTTTGAAAGTTGACCCAGGCATTGCCTAGACATATTGGAGATTGATATTTTAAATGACCAAATGTATCAAAGTAATTAAACTGTTGGTTGTAGCCCATAACATAGGGCATCAATGCTGTTTGTATAGCGTCAATGTTGCCAAGTTCGTATTCACGTTCTATTTGCCCATATAGCGTAGGAGCGGCAGTTACGTTCTTAGTGTCGTCGAAGTTTGATTGTATACGATCAATCTCGTCGGTGATAGGTTTCAACTCTTCGGCGCTGAGTTTTGCACGTATGTAACCGTAGTTGGGAAATGTCTTCCAAGCAAATTCCATTACAATACCATCCTTATCAATCCGACGGTGTCGATGGCGGTAAGCAAGATGTAATTAGCCAACATACCAAAGGAACGACGACTATAAGCGCACCCAGCGTATATAGCACAACCTGTAATCCAAATAGGGTACAGGGTAAGAAGGGGTGGAGTAGGCACGGTGATGGCCATAGTGATAGAACAGCCAATAGATATAGCCCAAGCAAGGACCTCAAAACAAAAACGTATTCTATTACTCGTGTAATCACTTTTGATCCAGCCAACTATTCCGTAAATTATGTTGTACATATATAATAAACAATTCCTAAATATGTCAGGTAGTGCAACAATTGATCGACTCCCAACGAAATCCAAAATTCATTGTGAGTTGTTGCGCCCCAGCCGAAATGTTTATTAACATTCATCTTGGCCCAGTCAATGTGATAATGAACAATCACATCAATGGCTGTCATTTTAAGCACCAAGTCTAGCGGCACAAACACTGCTAAAATTACAGCAGTGAATGCGCCGTGGATTAATGCGTGTTCAATGCCGCCCCATTTACCATACGTGCCCTTGACAGTGTAATGTCTGGCGTGTTGTAAAGGATAGTCAGCGATGAAATGTTTAATGACAAACAGTCCTAAGATTAGGACCACGCTGTTAACAGTCCATTCCATTACAGAGTTTTACCTACTGTTTCAAGGATAACATTGAGCTGTTCGTGATCGGCGTTGGTTTCGCCTAGGCTTGCTTTGTGAGCAATCTTTAAAGCCTTTTTAAGAACAGCTGGTTTAATTTCTAATTCTTCTGCAATGGCTTTGACAGTGTCATTTAGGCCAGCGTTGAGATCGTCGATCTCGTGAAGGGTACGCATCCCTTCATTGATAATTTGTGTGAGTTTGAGCTTTTGCTCGCCATTGAAAGTTTTAACGTCCATTGAAGTTCTCCTAATTAAATTGATTATACACTAATGATCTCAGGAAAGCAATGATTTTATTCCCATATGACCATTTTAAATCGTTCGTTTACAATACCAAAATATTTACACTTCCAGGCACTCTGAGCAAAGAAGTCTAAGTGGTGCCACTGATCTTTGTGTGCCAGCAATCGACGACCGGCGTCATCCCAATCGGTATTTAGAAGTATAGGTTCTTGCTTTACCTTTTGAGCCTGCACTTCATCGTAATTGAACCCATCCCATTCCCAATGCAGGACTTCGAATGCATTACCATTGCTGTCAACGTAATCCATACTGAAATCTAATCCCCACTTTGGGCGGATAGCTATTACTTTGTGTACCAAGGGAAGTTTTTTAGCCCAGTGACTTAATTCCCCGAGTGCCTGACCTTGATATCCTTTACGCTCAAATAATGAACAGTGATTTAGTACAGCACCTTCAGATTTGATTGGCTGTGTCATCCAATCAAATTTAATGGCGAACCTATGTTCTCTTTGTTTTTTGGGTTTGGTATGATTGCCATAGGCAAAATGCTGTTCTAGTTTTGTTAGATCGTATCCGTTTTGGTCAAACAATTCAACGTCCTCGGGCGTGGGTTCGAACAATAACTTAGCTATTGGATTGGACCAATAGCCACTGGAGTTAAAACAGTTGTCGGTTAACGTTAAATCTAACATAATATTAATGCTCACTTAAAGATTCCCGGTAGCGAATCGGGCCGTCTAAGGCAGCAGCCGCCTCACACTTACGGTAACAAGTACCGGTCCTAAGGTGTGTTCTTTACAGTTAATAGTTTACAGTATTTAAAAATTTGTATCCACATCCAGCCAATGTCAAACTCAAACCAGCGACGGCTTAGTTTAGGGTTAGCAGGATCCATATGATGGTTATTATGCAGGCATTCGCCACCAATAATAATACCCCAAGGACTAATGTTTCTACTGTGATCTTTAGTTTCACCATTACGATATCCTATCCAATGTCCAACGCCATTGATTACGCCTGCGGCCCAGAATGGTATCCATATCATTTGTATGCCCCAGATTAATAATCCCCACATACCAAATAGGTAGTAATCAATGATCAACATAATTATAACACCAGCTAGCGGAAATGCTGTGTAAATGTTTTTTTCCATCCAATCGTCAGGGGTGCCAGCACCATAGGTATTAACCATAGTGCGATCCTTGGCCGCCTGGTGATACAGGTACGCCCCTTTAAACAATACAGTCAAAAATCCAAATACGTGTGGACTGTGGGGATCGCCTTCTTGATCATCATATCTATGATGCTTACGGTGCACCGCCACCCATTCTTTAGTTGACATAGCAGTAGTCATCCAAAGCCAGAAGCGCATTGCGTGACTGAGCACTGGATGAAACTCGATCCCACGGTGTGCTTGGCCTCTATGTAAAAATATTGTAACGCAGATAATAGTTATATGCGTTACAATTAAAGTATAAAAAAGTTCAGTCATTTGTACGTTGTATTCTTTCTTTAATTATATCCACTGTTTGATTGCTAAGAACAACTTCATAGTGGTTCAAAGGAAGTTCTACAAGTTCCATATCGGAACGGAATCGCATACTTCGAATAGTAACTACACCATCATTTGATTCGTGTATCCAAGGACTTGCTCCTACAGTAGTGACTACGTTGGTCCAGTTGTTTGGCAGTTTTAATTGTTTAACTTTGGCAATAGGATCACTTAGTACTCCTATGTCCTTCATTAATCTATTAAAGGGTAAAAAATATCTAGCAAAGTCTGCTTCTCTACTACCACCATATGGTGTGCTCAAGCTAACACCGCCTAGTGTTTGACTGTAAAAATGATTGGCTAAATGTAGGGCATAGATCCCGCCGAGGCTGTGTGAAACAAAAAACATATTTTCGGTATGTTGTAATTGTTCGATCATCAATGATAGATTTTGATCAAATCCGTTGGCGCTGTTGTAACTGATTAAAATATCGTTGCCACCAAGATGTTCTTTTATGTGTGTAAAACTTTCTTTAGTGGCGCTGGCGCCGTGTATATAAATTATAACCATTGATGAATTTTTATTTTCGTCTTAGCGCACGCCTAGGATAGACGCTTCTTTGAGTGCCTACAGAGTCTTTGGGATTCCTGACACCCGGTTCATTGTGTGGCCAAACTGCGCCGGTATCGGGGCGTTGCTTTTTAAGCATTACCACCTGATTTGGAGAATCTAGCATTGAGAAGGTATGAAAAGGCTGTACGGCTAAATTGTAATACGAGTTATAGTCTGGTGTATTTTTAATAGCACCTTTTTCGGAAGTGGCAATTAAATATTCTTTTACTTCTTTGTTAGACCAATGTGGATATGTTTCCAATAAGCAAGCGATAATGCCAGACACCTGCGGAGTTGCCATACTTGTTCCTTGCAATTTTTGCAAGTAATAACTATTATTTCTACTGTCTTTGACTGCTGGATTGGTTGCAGTTTCGTTAAGATACGAGCTCATAACAGCCTGCCCGGCAGCATACAATTCAACTTGAGGGCCACAGTTACTAAACGAAGCTTTTGTATCCCACATTAAATTATAAAGAGCTCCTATGCATAAACGAGCGTCGTTGTTCGTAGATGACCCGGGACTGGCACCTCTGGCATAATAGTGTGTTCCTTCTCCGGCCAGGTCGCTACGTGGCTTTGCACCAGTGATAGTAACAGTGTTATCCCAGTCTGGCGAATCTGCCCTGGCAATCCTGTAAGAACTGTTACCTGATGCACATATAATTATAATGCCTTCGTTAATAGCATCTTGTACATCAGAATCCATTGCCGCAGAATAAATTCCTACAGTCTTACTTCCGTAAGCTTCGTCGGCTAATATACCAACACTGTTTAATGTACCAGTGTCCTTACTGTTTCCAACAGTGCCACGGTACGTATAACTAGATATTCTAGCGGCATCCATTGCCCCAACAAACAAGCCCCAGCTGTTACTACAAACAGTGGGGTTTTTTCTTCCCGTGGCAGGATTGATTGGTTTGTATTTGTGAAACATTCGCACAAAGTCAAAGACATTTGGCTGGTTAAAATCGAGGTTATATATGTTTGCTTCCTTGGCCCAGCCTTGTGTAATACCTGCCACGGTGCCAGTGCAATGTGTAGCGTGTGAGTTAAAGGAAATAACCGGCTTAAAGGCACCAATTCCGCCAAACATACTGTTACCGGAGCCGGAGTATGGGTAAGTACCATTTGCTCCTAGCCCAAGCTCTGTGTTGTGCTGGTACCAGTTGTATGATACACATCTTGTTCCACCGGAGCCATCGGGGTTTTTAGCAAACTCGGGGTGAGCTTGTTGTACTATTCCGCCGTCGATGATAACTACATCAACATTTTTACCAGTGGCATTGGTACGCACAGTGGTATTAACTGTTGTATTATAAAAGCCGCCATAGTCCCCCCAACTTTTACCCGACTTTGGCGTTACACCAACTATGTCCCAGTACCTGGGTAGTATTTGCCAAGTTCCGTTTTCTCGGGTATAGGGCCTTAATTGCCACGTTGTGACTTTAAATGGGGGAGTGGGCCAGCTGTCTGCTTTGGTGTTAAATGCATCTAATTTTGTTGTGTCGCACCAGCCGTCAGGATAAAATTCTAGACCTAGGTTGGGTCGTCCAACGGTGTGCCGAACTAACCCCCAGTTGAGCATATCGGGCGCCACAGTTTCTGTTATATCGGCTTTATTGCCGTCTTGACTAACTGCGGCGGCCAGCGGCATTATCTTAACTCCGGCATCTGCGTAGTTTAATTCAACATCCAATACTCTTGGATCTTTTTTTATTAACTCTGCCTCTTCAGCAGTTAACATATAGTGAGTAGTTCTGCTGATAGGTCTTCGGTTGGCACATTCAACACAGCGACCGGGAATGTATAAACTACCCCCTTCTGTCTCCATATCATTGTAGAATTCTTCTGCTTCCTCAAAGTTGTGTAACGTGACGTAATATTCGTTAAGTTCAGACATTATGCCTCCAGTTGTACTGCAACAAAGGTGCCGCTAATATCAGCACCGGCCAGCGTTGTGGCCTTTACGTAAACTTTTGCTACCACTGGATTTTCTGCGTTAAATCCAATTGCGGCAGGACTGAATGTAACAGTCTCTGCACTATTAGTGATAACTTCGGCAATAACTCCTGCACTGGGGCTCGGGTCGGCACTGTAAGGTCTACTAGCATCTGCTGTTCTTGCTGCCGCCGAATGATATAATCGTACCCAACCAGCTGCCGCAGTACTAATTGAAAGTAATGCAAACCCTTTATAAGCCGTAACGTCCGAAGTTCCATTGAAGTTAAAACTCTGTCTAGAAACAAACGTGCCATTTTGTCCGTTGCTACCATTTGTTCCATTTGCACCAGCTGGCCCAGTTGCACCCGGTACGCCAGTAGCACCTTGTGGTCCTTGTAATCCAGTGGGTCCCGATGGCCCTGGCAATCCAGTAGCACCCGGAGACCCAGATGCACCCTGTGGACCGGTTGGACCACCAGCAGGACCAGCAGGCCCTTGGGACCCAGTGAATCCAGGAATCGTACTACGACTGCCAGTGTATCCGCGACTGCCAGCAAATCCAAATGGCCCCGGTAATCCCATAAAACCTTGTGGGCCAGTTGCACCACGACTGCCAACCCAACCTTGTGGACCAGTTGCACCCATAGGCCCGCTAGCACCTAAGCTACCATTAAATCCCTGAAAGCCACGACTACCTGTCCAACCTATGCTACCATTAAATCCTCGGGGACCAGATGCACCAAAGCTACCTGTATATCCACGACTACCTGTAAATCCGTCTGCCATAATCTACTACCTTGTATAAATTGTTATATCTGCTCGCACTGGGGGGTTGCCATCACCGTAGACATCCTTGATTGTAACTCTTACAGCATTTGAGTCGGTGTTCCAAGAAATAGTAATACTCTCTGAATTCCAAGGAAACCCTGTAGTACCAAACACAAAAATATCATCAGTGCCAACGGCTGCCATTGGTAACGACAATGTAAAAGTGTATTTTGTTAAGTCTTGGCGAATAATAGAGGCCTTGACAAAAATATCATTGTATAGGCCACGATAGTAACTAAAATCTTCGTCGAGGGTAAAATTAAGTACCTGGTCTTGTAAGCCACTGCCACCAAATTGTGGAAGAGAACTATTAATAAACGACTTAATGCGGACCCAATTGCCTGCACCTGCACTGCCAGTAAAACCTCTGATACCGTGTATACCTATACTTCCGGCATATCCTCTGCTGCCAACAAATCCTAGACTTCCTGTGAATCCGCGGATTCCAGTAGCACCTACTACGCCTCGGCTGCCGGTATAACCAATTGGTCCTGTGGCACCTGGCTGCCCAACTGATCCTTGTGGTCCAACAGCACCCGGCGTACCTGATGTTCCGGTATCCCCTTTGACTCCTGGGGTTCCTCGACTACCAGTAAAACCAACGGCAGCAAACGCACCTGCGCTGCCTGTTAATCCAACGCTGCCTGCGTAGCCCCGACTACCAGTGTATCCTTTACTGCCAGTATATCCTTTGCTACCTATGTAGCCTTGGCCTCCGCAAGATGCTGCCATTGTAGCTGTAGTGAATTGGGGCTTTGATGTCATTTGTTATTTTCCTTTGGGGGATTTGCAGGAACGTTTCTATAGACACGTTTTTCTGGATCCCATACTGTTTTCAGTGGTCCCATACCAGCTAGCTTCTTGACCCGCATTACCATAGCTTGAAAATCGTCGCCGTAGTCTTGTTCGGGCGGTTGATTTGTCTTACCGGCTGTTACTGTTTGTTTTGTTTTATTGGCAAACTTCTTACCACGAGCTTCCCAGTCTGCCCATCCATTATAATGTTGCGTCGTAGGCTGGGCTAGAGTCCATCCTGCTTTTTTTGCGGCAGGCTTGGCTGCTGTGGTTTTAACAGGAGCTGCCGCTGTTGCTTTAGCTGGGGCTGACATCGGTGCAGAAGTTGGTGCAACTTGCGCTTGACTAGATTTCCCTGGCACCTGTGACTGTTTGGCTTTGTCTATTAAATTTTTAACCAAACTTTGAACATCTTGGTTATCAATGGTCTTTAAG